TATGGAATCATTTAATTCATTTAGTGTTTTTAATTTTGTTTCATCCCACAGTTTCTGTTTGCGTATTAAACCATTAATACTTTCTTGAATTGTGTCGTTACTTGCTTTAATAGTTTCGATTTTTGTGTTTTCTGTACAAATAGCATCTTTGGTTTGCTTTAATTGTTCTTTTAGTGCGTCAGCCTTTTCAGAAAGTAGTGTAATGCCTAGCAATTGTTCAATAATCATACGTTGATCATTTGCTCGCATACTTAAGAATGGTTCTGTATAAGTGTTTAAAGCAACCAAATGCTTAAACATATCGTGGCTCATACCAAAGATATCTTCAATGGCTTTTTGTGTTTCTCTGCTGTCGCCTTGACTTTCGCTATCTTCTAAAGATCCATCATCTTGTTCTTGACCATTAACGAACAAGTTTAACATATTGGGTTTTCGACCACGTTCAATATGATATTCTACGCCATCCTTTTCAAAGGATATTGTAACAAGCATGTTTTTGCCGTTAATTTTATTAATTAAATTATCTTTTTTGATATTAGTAAGAGCTTGCCCATAGATAGCATAACTTAAACTGTTTACAATAGTTGTCTTGCCTGTACCATTTCTACTACCACTGTCGTCACCACCTAAATCTAAGTTTTCACCTAAAACTAGCGTTAAGTTTCCTTTGTCAAAATCTATGGCTTGGGTTTGATTGCCCACACTCATAAAATTACGCACTGTGAGATTTTTAATTTTAATCATAGTCGATTATAGATTTCCAATAATAATTTTTTGTCGTATGAATCAGATTCAATAGCATCGATTTGATTCATAACAATCGTATCAACGCTTTCAAAATTAACGTCGATAGTAGTGGCATTCATTTCTTCTATTTCAATTTTTTCAGGAATAAGCATTAGTTCTCTTAACTTAAATTGAGGAACGAATGTTTCTTTAATAAAATTAGCTTCTTCGAATGAAATAGGAATATCAATGGTAACACGACAATGCATTTTTTCTTTAAGATAATTCTCGGGCTCTTCCAATATTTGACTTAACTTATAAGTTCTATATACAGGTTGATCAGGCCAGGTGCGATATTCAGGAGTTTCACCCCATTCTAGTAACATCATGCCTCTATCATCGTCGCCTGCGTCAGCATAGTTGTGAGGAAATGCATTACCAATGTAATGAATGTTTCCGTTGTTTTGACGTTTATGAAAATGTCCACTAAAAACGTATTCTTGATTTACAAAATCTTTTCTTTGAACAGTTCCGTGATCAGGCATTTGCACCATTGCATTCATATAAAAATGAGGCAACTCAAAATGACCAAATATATAACGACTTTGTATATTTTTAATTTCTTTCCACTCATCACCTATTAGCCAAGGCATGATGGTAACGTCGCCTTCGGTTAATGTTTCGTTTACAAGAATAATATTTGGAAATAATCTTGCAAATTCTAACGAGTGAATTTCTCTTTTCTCTTTATAATACTCGTCGTGATTACCAAGTATAATGTATACTCGTTCGAAAGTGTCGTTTAGTTTTTCTAAGTTTGAAACAGTATAGTTCATGGTACTAACATCAGTCGTTGAACGATTGTGATGCCAGTCACCAAGAAAAATACAAGTTTCTGCACCTTCTGCTTTTGCTTGATCGCAGAACCAGTTTACAAATTCTTCGCAATCTGTGTTGTGAGTTCTACTTCCGCTTTTTAAACCAAAATGTATATCTGTAAAACACGCCGCTTTTTTAAATAAAGACATAATTACTCCATTGTTCTATTATACGGTTATCTGAGCAATATGTCAATCTTCGGATTCCCTAATAATTCGTTCGTGCTCCATTCCGTTGTTTCTTCCAGAATTTTGTCTAGTCCAACTTGGATCTAACCCGTTCATTTCTAAAATATCGTCACGTATGTTTTGATTGCGTTTTTCAATATTAATGATGCGAACAAACGAATTTGTAACTGCTGCTGTATAATATGCAAACGGGTTGGCAGATTTTGATTCGTCAAATTGAAGACCAACTTGGGTCAACTGTAAAATTGCCTGACCTCGCATTTCGTCATTATATGTGTAACCTCTAACGTTTCCTCTAGTAGCATATCTTTCGCATAACTTGATAAACATTCTAGCCAAGGTATCTGTTATTTGGCCTTTTTTCTTAGTAAAATGACCGGTTTCTAAATCACCTTCCCAATGACTCTTTCCGACACAAATTAAATTATCGTGCTCGTCAAACTTCCAATGTTGGAAAGGAGGAAAATTAACTTTTTCTCGACGATCTGCTTCGGTTTTTATAGTCTTCTTTCTTCCGGGTGCAAGTGGTATGTGTTCAAACGACATAACACGAAAGATTACATCAGTTTTTTCAACTTTTTTGTAATCTATTTCAAACTCTTTTGCCGGAAGTTTTTTGTTTTGTGCTATCATAGCAGCTTCGTGAGCTTGCTGAGATAGTCTTTTTGCTTGATTTCTTTTACCTTCAGCGGTAGTTCTAACATTAATTTTGTCTAAACTAGGAACAATGATATCGTATTGGTGGTATTCAGGTTTAGTAAATGTACAATAACTTGACTTACTTTTGTGTATTTCTTTTAATAAATCCTTGTTGTTTAGATAGTTTACTTTTTTTGTAATCAATTTTCATACTCCATAATATTAATAATATAATAGCACATTTCTCGTCGAATAAATAGTATTATTAAGGAGAAATTTTACCAAAATGGCTTTAAAAGCATACCCAAATACTCCAGAAGAAGAAGCTGCACGTATTAATGCAGCATCAGGTGACCCGGAAGGAATAACAGCCGAGCAAGTTGCATCTAATCGTGCCTTTAACGAATCTTTAACCAATGCTCTTGGTTTTGGCGAAGGAGGTTCGGGTTGGGATTTATCTGCAAACCCTTTTGCAAAATTAGTTTCCGGTATTAACGAGAGTTTGCAATCCTCGCAGAATGCAAGTGTAACTCCTACTTCTGCAACATCTACCGCAGCAGCGAAAGATGCTCTTAATAGTAAAATAAGCCAATTAAGTGGCGGCCCTGGTTCAGGGTTAAACGGGTCCACAGTTGCCGGAGAATGGGATGATAACCTAGGTGAATATGTTAACGTTGATGCTGCATTGCAGATTGAAGGAGCTGTTGATCCTCGCGGCGAGTGGGACGATAACCTGGGAGAATATGTTAATGTTGATGCTGAGTTGCAAGGAGTGTCGATAGCAGCCGGCGCAACAGGTCCAGTGACATCAACTCCAGGAGCAATATCTTCAGCATTTAACAAATTACTTGGTGGTGATTTATCAGGAGCCACAAAAGACCTCGCAGGTGGAATTTCTCAAGCAGCCGGACAGATTAACGACATTGCTAGTATTCTTAGAGGAAAAACTTTGCCGTCTGGCGGAGAGCTGTTTAAACAATCTGGCCAGGCAATTACTCTTAGTGTTGGAGCAAAAGCAGACTGGCGTGTAAGAATTAATACACAATGGCAATATTTTGCTTCTCCTTTATTTGATCAACTAGCTGCCACAGGAGGCGTGGTATTTCCAATCATTCCTCAAGTAACGTTGTCGACACAAGCAAACTACAATTCTATGGATCCGGTACACAGTAATTATCCGTTTCCATCTTATAAGAACTCACAAGTGAACGACATACAAATTAGCGGAGAGTTTCCGGCTGATACAGAAACAGATGCGGCATATTGGATAGCAGCAACTACATTTTTTAGAACAGCAACAAAGATGTTCTACGGACAAGGCGAACACGCCGGCAATCCACCTCCGGTTTGCACACTTTCGGGTTACGGACAAAGTGTTTTTAATGATGTTCCTGTTGTAATTAAAAATTTTAGTGTAGAACTTCCAAGTGATGTTAATTATCGAAAATGTGATATATTTGGAACAAGTACTTGGGTACCTATCTTGAGTAACATAAGTGTAACATTAACTCCAATATACAATAGAAGAAATTTAAGAAAGTTCAACTTAAAAGATTTTGCAGCAGGACGAATACCAACAGGTGGTAGTGGAGTAGGATACTTATAATGGCAACTTATTCTAAAGCTTCTCCGTGGAGCGCAACTAAACAAAACAGTCTATATTTAGAATTATTAAGTATTCGACCTGTTCCTTCGGAAGCAGACGATTTCCAATATGTAATCGAAAGCCAGTATCAATATAGACCAGATTTGCTTGCATACGATCTTTACGGAAATCCAAAGTTATGGTGGGTATTTACTCAAAGAAACATGGAAATTTTGAAAGACCCAGTATTTGATTTTAAAGCAGGAACTGCTATATATTGTCCTAAAAAATCTAACCTTTCTAAATTCTTAGGAGTTTGATGTGGCATTAGTTGATAGCTTTGGTAGACCAGTTACTTCCGGTGACGGCAGTGTAATCCAGACTCCAAACTCTACTTCCCTTCCTGTTGACGATTATGATGATTTTGACGACGATGAGGACTATGGAGACGCTTCGTATCTAGCAGCACCAGATAAAAAACCAGATGGTACACCTTTAAGTTTACTTCCAGCATCTACAGCAATAAAACAAGGAACAGCATCAGTAACTACAGACGAAGTTACTGATTCTGCTACCAATCCTATAGAAGATGGAGAAGGTACAGTATCCTCAGAAACAGCGACATCTACTGATTCTAATCTATCAAGTAATTTAACAGGGATTATCCCAAATCCTATGGAGCAGTTTGCATCCTTTTCTCCATTATGGACACTGGCAGTTCTAACGCCAGAACAATTTAATGACCCGCAACTCTATCGAACAAATGATTTGTCATTTGGAGGTGATTTTGAAGTAGATTGGGACGCCGGTGAAATCATGGGTGAAGCAAGTATTGTATTTTCTAGTGGTGGCAGAGGAGATGAATATAGAACAACAACTTTTAACGGTTCTCCAGAATATTTTATAGACAATTTTAAAATGAGAACAATTGTAAGCCCTAATGCCAAGAGCGGAAATACTAATGCAATTAGTTTTGAATTTGATGTACTAGAACCTTACAGCATGGGATTATTTTTACAAAGTTTACAAAATGCTGCATTAAAAGCAAGACATGTTAATTACCTTTCAGCGCCATTCCTTTTACGTTTAGATGTTAAAGGGTGGGCAGAGACTGGGGAAATTATAGAATCTATTAAACCAAAATATTTTGTATTAAAGTTTAATAAAGCATCATTTAACGTTAATGAAGGCGGTAGCAAATACACTGTATCAGCGGTTCCTTACAACCATCAAGGTTTTGCTGACAGCGTTAATACTCTTTTTAATGATGTTAGTATTACGTCTGAAAAAGGAACAGTAGAAGAGATATTGGTTTCTGGGGAAAAGAGTCTTTGTAGATTTTTAAATGATAACGAGGAACGTTTAGTTAAACAAGGAAAGATCGGTGTGCCTGATGTATACGAAGTGCAATTTGCAAATACATCATCAGACTTTATTAGAACAGCAGAGCCCGAAGAAAACACAGATGCTACCACAACTCCAAACGAAACAACCCCAGGAGAGCAAACAATAAAAGGTGCAAACTCTGGTGGTGAAACAGCACTTGAATTTGGAACTAACAATATAAGCAGCGCAAACTTTGGTTTTGATGCATCGTCTGGAGGAAACTATTTGTTTGTTAAAGAAGGCGATGTATATGATCCAGATACTGGAATAGTTCAGAGAGATAAGGTTACCATCGATACTGTTAATAGAGCATTCATGTTTTCTCAGCAACAATCGTTAACAGATATCATAACACAGGTTATTCTTAGTTCTTCTTTTGCTAAAGATGTTATTGACAGTTCTAAATTAGGACCGGACGGAATGGTTACTTGGTTTAGAATAGATGTTCAAATTGAATTATTAGATTATGATTCTATAACAGGAGATTTCGCTAGAAAAATCATTTATCGTGTTGTTCCTTATAAAGTACACCATAGTATATTTTCTAATCCGACGTCAGCTCCGGTTGGTTTGGCAAATATGGCAAAAAAAGCAGCAAAACACTATCAGTACATATACACCGGACAAAATAGCGACATTTTAAAATTTGATATACAAATTAATAATTTGTTTTATGTTGGTGTTAACCCGTCGTCAGAATCTAATACTTCGGCAATAATAAATCCAGATCAAAACGGTGCAGCAGTTAATGATGTTAGATCAGTTAAAACAGGGTCAGGTATTTCAGGAGACGAAACACAAACAGCGAATACTGGTAGAACTAGACCAAAACGTGATCCAAGCCTACTTGCAAAACGAGTGTCGGGTGGTTCAGGCACAAAAGATGTTGAACAAGTAGTCGCTGAATCTTTCCATAACGCATTTATTAATGGATCTAGTGCAGACTTAGTATCGGTTAAACTACAAATAATGGGAGATCCTTATTGGTTGGTTGATAGTGGAATTGCAAATTATTTTTCTCCAGCGTCGGCTGAAAATGAGTTAATTACAGAAGACGGTACAATGAATTTTGAAAGCGGCGAAGTGTACATTTACTTGACTTTTAAAACACCCGCCGATGTAAACGAAACCACAGGCCTTTATGATTTTTCAAATGAGCAGGAAGAAAGCCCATTTAGCGGATTGTATAGAGTGACAACTTGCGAGAATATGTTTGAAGGTGGTATGTGGATACAAGAATTATCGTGCGTTAGATACCAAAGACAGCCAAACGATTTTGATGGTAAACAACTTACTACACAAACAGATGGAGTCTTTGCATCAGAAGTAGGAGACGTATTACCAGTGAAAACATCACCATTAGAAGAATATACAAATATCATAGCTGAAAGATATGGAATTTCAGAAGATTCAGAACAAGCAAGATTACTTGCTGAACAAGAAGCAGAATTCTTTGAAGACGAAGAAGTAATCGAAGAAGCAGCAACACCGACCGCTTCGCCTCCTCTTTATACAGGCACAGTGACTGGACCTGAAGAAGGAGAAGCAGAAACGGTGTTTAACGAATATTCGATGGAAGAAGAAGAAACCGGCAGAGTTTGGGATGATAACTTAGGAGACTACATTTAATGTCTAGAGACGGTAGAACAGCCGATAATGTAAGAGCCAAGCAAACACGAAGTGTTTTAGGGTCCGGACCGTATCTTGCTAGAGTTGTAAGCCATTTAGATCCTACATTTATGGGAGGTCTAAAAGTAACATTACTACGCTATCAAGGAAATACCTACGGCGACGAATCGCAATCTTATGTTGTAAGAGCAGCCCCTCCATTTTTTGGAAACACTGCATATGAATTTATGGGATCTAATCCTACAGATTTTAACGACACACAAAAGTCGTATGGAATGTGGATGGTACCTCCTGACATTGGTGTAACTGTCATTGTTATCTTTATTGAAGGAGACCCGTCGGAAGGTTATTGGATTGGATGTGTTCCTCCTAGGTTTGCAAATTATATGGTTCCTGCAATTGGCGCAACAACTCGTGTTGCACTAACAGAAGAACAAAAGAAGAAATACAACACAACACAACCGTTGCCTGTCGGGGAAGTTAATAGATTACTTAATAAAGAAAATCCAGTTGCGGAAGCAATAGATTCTGTTAAAAAACCAGTACACCCGATAGCAGACGAATTATTAAGACAAGGTACATTAGAGGACGATGTCAGAGGAACGTCCACTTCTACTGCCCGCCGCGGAGTTCCAAGTTCTGTTTACGGAATATCCACACCTGGACCATTAGATAGAAGACCAGGTGCAAAGCGAATGAAAATCGGTACTTTGCAATCTCAAACAGACAAACCTGTTCCTGTTAGTAGATTGGGAGGAACTTCGATAGTTATGGATGACGGTGATGATCGTTATCAAAGAAAGCAGCCCGCTGGCGTATTAGGTCAGGGCAATGCATATGCAGATGTTCTTAACGGCGAATCTGGCGACCCTACAATACCGAGAGACGAGTACTTTAAAATAAGAACAAGAACCGGTCATCAGTTGCTAATGCACAATTCAGAAGATTTAATTTATATTGGAAATTCTAAAGGATCTAGTTGGATTGAATTGTCTTCTAACGGAAAAATAGACATTTATGCTGAAGATAGTGTTAGCATACACACAAAAAATGATTTCAATTTTAGAGCAGACAGAGATGTTAATATTGAAGCCGGAAGAAACATTAATATGAAAGCAACCGCACAATATAGCGACGGCGGCGAATCCGACGATAGAGATTTTGAATCTGGACGCATTCAAATTGAAAGCAAATTCGATATGAATATCATTATTGGTAATAATGGAAAAATAACCACAACAGAAAATTTACATGTAAACACTGGAAATAATAATAATTTTACTGCCGGTTCGAATACAAACATATCAAGCGGCGGCAATCATTATGAAACAGCATCATTGATCCATATGAACGGGCCTGCTGCTGAATCAGCACAATCAGCAACACCACTTTCAACACATGTTGTTGTAGCAACTGATGGTACTTTAGAATGGGCATCAACAAAGTATCAAGATACAGGCGGGTTAATTTCTATCATGAGACGTGTTCCGATGCACGAGCCGTGGCCACTGCATGAAAATATAGAACCAAGTCTGCAAAGTCCAGCAGTGACAGATAGAGAAACAACTTACTAATAAGGAGAAAAACATGCCAATTTTGTATAATCAAAAAACACTAGCAAAAGGTAAAGCATCGTCGGGCGATACTCCTAGTAGAACATTTACGTATAAAGGGTTTAGTTCGGCAGACGATGCCACAAAATATAAGTTGTTTGATATCGAGCTGATTAAAAAAGATTTGATGAATCATTTTTATATACGCAAAGGTGAGAAGTTAGAAAATCCAAATTTTGGTAGTATCATTTGGGATTCTATTTTTGAAAATTTTACACAAGATATTAAAGAACAGATTGCAAGAAACGTAGAAGAAATAATTAATTACGATCCTAGAATACATGTAAATTCTGTAACAGTAGATTCTACAGATCAAGGTATACAAATACAAGCAGATATAATTTATTTGCCATTTAATGTTCGCGATCGTATGCGTTTTGACTTCGATAAAGAAACAAGAACCATTAAGTGAGCAGTTAATGATATATGGTAAATACCGTATAAGGACAAGACATGAGTACAACAGATAGACAGAATAACCTACTCTTAAATCAAGATTGGACTAGAATTTATCAAACTTTTAAAAATGCAGATTTTAAAAGTTATGATTTTGAAAATCTTCGTAGAGTAATCATTACATACATCAGAGAAAATTACCCTGAAGATTTTAATGATTATATTGAAAGTTCGGAATATCTTGCTTTAATTGACGCTATTGCATTTTTAGGACAAAGTCTGTCTTTCCGTGTGGATCTTGCTAGTAGAGAAAATTTTATAGAGCTTGCAAGTAGAAAAGAAAGTGTATTAAGAATTGCACGTATGCTTTCTTATAATGCAAAGCGTAACAAGTGTGCTAAAGGTTTATTAAAGTTTAAGTCTATTTCTACAAGCGAACAACTAGTAGATAGTAACGGAAAAAATCTTTCCCAACAAACTGTTGTTTGGAACGACCCAACAAATACAAACTGGGCAGAACAGTTTACTTTGATTCTTAATGCCGCTATGGCAGATAATACTGAATTTGGCAGAAGCCAAGGCAACGCTACAATCGAAGGCATTGCTTCACAGCAATATCGTTTTAGAACAATAAACTCAGACGTTCCGATTTATACCTTTAATAAAACAGTTGCAGGAAAACGTATGACGTTTGAACTTGTTAGTACGTCGTTTAAAAATAGTAATTCAATTTATGAAGAAGCTCCGGTTCCTGGAAATCAATTGGGATTTGTATAT